ATGAAAACGGATTTTGACGCTTTCTGGCGAACTGGCGCTCTCTCGTAAGAGAGATCATAATTATTCTTAATGCAGCAAAGCTTGGAGACCAAACCATGCCTAAACAAGTACACAGACCAGTTAGGTTGTACGACACAGATTTCTTAATGAAGAACCTGTGGCTTAACTTGAAACGCGATTTTGGAGCGAATTGTAATGACATCAGCGTCGATCTACAAGAGGATGAGAAGCTTGTTAAAAGCTTATCAATCCCTCGATATAGAACTCTCGAGCGCAAAAGTTATTACCTATCTGAGTATTACTACTTTAAGTGTAGATATCAGATGGATTCACTCTTTAAACGTTACCGTTTTGCGACAGATTTGTACACAGACTCAGAACTTGAAGACATTACTGTCAACAAGTTTCTTGAAACTCAAGAAAGGATTAAGAGTTCTTCTATATCTTCTAAACGTTCTTTACTTGTTTTTAACAAGGCAAAGGAAATAATAGCAGATATTTTAGGCTCTTATTCTTCGTCTGAGCATGCTGTAGCATGTCGCTTCGGTAAAAGGGCATCTGTCGGTAATCCTAAGAGGGTATCGTATTTGGATATCAAACTAAGGACTTTATCAGGTTCTCTTGATCACATTGAGTGGTTTAAATACCACCTTCATGGGGATGTTATCCTCAAGAACGTTATAGAAGAGTGCCCTTTCAGGCCATTCTATAATGAATGTGACGTTTTGAGTATGACGACTGTTCCGAAGAGTTTTAAGGCAAAAAGGTGCATCCTTGCTAACACAACAATAGGTTCTTTCTATACCTATGGTCTTGGCAAGGTGCTCCAAAATCGCCTTTCAGCAATCGGCTTGCATATCCCAACTTTACAGGATAAGCATCGCAGATTAGTCCGGAAATTTCTCGGACTCGTACACATGTCACAGCAGATTTATCATCTGCCAGTGATTCGTTTACGGTTGATCACTTATCTGCTCTTCTCCCTGAAGATTGGCTTACAGCCATTCTTTTCGGGCGAATCACGAAAGTGAAAATTGGCGAAGTTACACATAACTTAACGTCAGTAATGACGATGGGTATTGGGTATACTTTCCAATTACAGACTCTTCTTTTTTATGGCATACTTATGGCCATAAAGCAACTTTCTGATATAACTGGTTTAATCTCCGTATATGGTGACGATCTAATCTATCCATCTGAGATGCATAGATTCGTTCGGAATATATTCGAAGATACAGGATTTATCCTCAATGAGGAGAAAACCTTTATAAAACAGAGTTTCAGAGAGTCCTGCGGTAGCGATTGTTACTGTGGGGTTGATGTTAGGCCCTTCCAGCCGGAAGGTCAACATCAAATGTTGTCGGGACGCCACTATGAGATGGTGGTGTACAAGACGATTAACGGTTTGCTTGCGCGTTGGGATAAAGTCGAAATTCCTTCGACTTATTATTTTCTTCAACGCGAGCTGCTTCGGGTTTCTGGTTTGATATTCCAGGTACCTCCTTCTTTCCCTGATTATACAGGGGTGAGGGTTGAAGCTCCCTGCACTGACTACCTCTTGCCATGGGCAGAGGTAAGTAGGAGAGGAAACTCTCTTTACAGTTTTGCCTTTCTTGGTCTCCGTCCAAAGGATCGCTGCGTTACAACGCAATATCCTTTCTTCTGGAATACGCTGAGAAGCATGAACTGTACAGATGAAGAAG